CTAATACCAAGTCACCTGATGCTGCCTCACCCCATGCCACAAAATTTGTCGTGCTGGTTACTGTATCTCCTGCACCGTGCGATGCAGCGTCTGTTCCTCTAACTTCTCTTGTGACTCCTGTCAGTTCATTGGATGTGCTTATACCTGTGTAAGATATCTCTTCTGTTCCTATCTTTATAAAGTTTGTACCTGTGTCTGGAAATTGTGATACATCAGCTAATATAATACCTGTTGTAGTAGTAGAGTTAATAGCTCCAGATAAAGTTGTTGTAGGTTCTCCTGCAACCTCACCACCAAAAGTTCCAAGAGACCAACCAAAACCTTTTGCCTGCACTGCTGGTCCTACAGGATAATAATGTTGTACCCTGATACCACCTGATGTTGTTGCACCAGATCCTGATTCTGCTGATGGCATTGTGATTGTAATTGTTGTGCTTGATGGCACAGTTGTGACCATAAATTTTTTATCATCAAAATCAGAAGAGCCAAAGTTTGAATCTGTTATTGTAGAAAAATTATCTAATAAAACTATATCCTGTTCTCCTATGCCATGTTCTCCACTGAAAGTTATCGTAACAGATGTTGATCCGTTGGTCGTGGTGAATGCACTTGTAAGCGTTGTTGTAGATTTGATCGGATGTATGTCGTAATACACACCTCCAGAAAAAGCATATAATATTCTGTTTGTGCCTATGATAGCATACTTTCTGGCTTTACTGTTTACGAAATGATGGAGACCTCTGCCGGCACCTGTTAACTTATCATCACCAAGTTGTTTCCAACCACCTATCTTTTCAGGTGTGCCATATCTAAAACGAACGTTATCACAGTCGACCCATTGACCTTCTGCTCCCGTTGGTGTTATCTGTTTATTGATTCCAGGCTGAAAACCTATCTTTTGTAACATACGACTCCATTATAATACTATTTTACAAATGATGGTAGACCAAGCATAGGTCTTCCGTCAAATTTGTTTTTATCAGCAAATGGGCCGTTTACATGGTTATAATGTAAGAATACTTGGCCACAAATGTTCCCGTCAAAAGGCTCTCGCCAATGTTCGAGTTCGCAACCACTATATACTAGCATATCACCTACTTCAAGCAAGACTTTTGTGCCCTTTGGGGCATTGGGCCTAAGTATCTTTTTATACTCATCTATGACGTTGTCAGACCCCGTACCGTCGATAAATATGGGCCATGGATCTCCACCTAGATTCAGAGTCGTGGATATCTCACAGCTAGGTCTATCTTTGTGTCTTCGTAACTCATCTCCTCTCTTATATGCTCTGGCATAAGAATAAGTCGGTATGAGATCTAATCCTGTATGTTGTTTCATCACAGGCAACATCTTAACCAATAATGTATCCATCACAAAATCACCATAACAGGAATAGGTATTAGGTATCTGTTTATCGGTCCATGTTCCTAGTATAGGAGACTGTGAGTGTATGTTTCTCTCATACATGAATCTTGTTGCATCTCTTTTTAGTAAGAAATAATTTAATATAAAATTAGCCATCTCATATGATAGTGCTTTTTTGATTACCTGATATTTATGATCCTTAAACATTAAATCCTTTCTGTAAAAAATTAAATGATACCGATATCCTTATATCATCACTCTCGTTTGGTTCAACACAATGCCATAGCCACGCAGGAAATATTATTATTCTACCCTCCAATGGATCTACGCGAACCTCTCTCCATAGATGTGAAGGAGGTGTCCCTTCTTTTCTTCTTGGCATAACCATATGTGCTGTTGCTCTTGGTTCGTTAAATACTATCTGTCCAGAGTTCTTAGGTGCTTTGATATAATACACCCCACTAAAATGACTGTTGGGATGAACGTGTGGTCGATTATATCCACCTGGTGGATTTATGTTTGCCCACATATTACCCATAAGAGCCTCGCTCTCCAACCACTCCTCTTGAAATATCTCGTTCTGCATTTTAAATAATTCATCGACTAATGGTTTAAAGACAGGTATCTCATGCATATTGGTCGTGCTGTGCCAACCATTCATGTTAGTTCGTTTAACTCCTTCATCTTTTTTAGACCATTGAATAACTTCTCTTTCAAAGAGTCTGTTATCTAGATTAACGTCTTTTGCATATATGATTGTTGGAAAGTATGCAGCTTTGATCATTTAAATGGTGTACCTCCAAACCACATAACTAATGATTTTCTGTTGCCACGTATTACAGGTTTTACTCTGTGTCTGATAAAAGATGCAAAGAACACAGCGTGTCCTTGTTTTATTTTTGCTATCTTACCCTCACCCATTAACTCTAGATCTCCACCCTCAAATTCATTCTCAGGAGATAATAGACATGTCATAGATATTTTTCTTACAGGTGGTTCGTGTGCACAGTTTACATCATTGTCGACATGCCAATCATAAAACCCACCTTCTGGATATTCTGTGTATTGTGCCATTTCAGTTATAGTCATTCCATCAAAACCAAAATGATTACCGTTTGTTTGTTTCATGATTTTTTCTATTTTCTTGTACATAGGAACCATCTTTTTAAATGGTATCCAACTAATATGTGATGTTCTGGTTTTGGTATCTATGATCCCACCTTTTATTCCCTTACCACTTCCAACCTCTGCGTTGTTTCTTGGTTCAGCACGTCCAGCCTGAATAATCATATTGCATTGTTCTGGTGTAAAGATTGGTGAAGTTGTTTCTACTATATAAGCTCTCCATCGTGGTTCTGTTATCATATTAATATCCGTATTCTACCCATCCTGTTATTATGTATTTATCATTCGACAAAGGTGGGTTGCCTCTATGAACGTGTGTGAATTGTGCAGGCCAAACCAACATAACATTTTTCTCTGGTTTGAATCTACATTTCTGATATAAAAATTCTGTCTCTCCACCCTCTGTGACATCATTAAGATAAATCATAAAAGCTAGTATTCTGTTTCTTGCTTTCATCGCTGCGTTTTCACAATGCCAAAAATGATACCCCTCACCTACTTTGGTTCTCTGTATCTTAACCTCAAGTATATTATGTGTGGCTAGCTTTTTTAGATATGAATATTTTTGAACATATAAAGGGTACACATCTTTAAAAAACATATCTATGAAAGGTTTGTTATTATAAGTCATAGGAACATTAGTATCTCTGATGGTATCTATTGCATTGTCGGATACTAACATCTCATCTACTTGTCTTGGATATACCGCACCTTGTTTCTCACATTTATCAAAATAATTTTTATAATCATCTATCATCTCATTTGGCATAAAATTTTTAAATAAACCAATATGGTTATCAATGTAAAATTGTTTTTCCATTAATTAGCACCTCTGTTTTTTATTGGATCAAATTGCACATCACAGTTTGCGGCTAGAGTCCGTCTCACCTCATCTGTTCCATTAAATGGATATACGCAATGTCTCATATCATACGGGAAGATATAAAAGTCTCTAAGGTCCATTGGTGGTTGATAATCTATCTTTGCAAACTGACCGTTAGCTGCACCTAATATCTGTAGTCTACCGTTCTGTTGTATGTGTCCTGCTGAATATTCTTTACCATAAGTAGATGGTAATTTTAAAATCATAACACTAGATAAACCCGTAAACAACATACCTCTATGAATGTGTGCGGGATTGTATTCATGTTGTTTCATCTCGTTAACCCAGATAGAATTTAAATGTGTATCGTAATCTTTAATTTTATTAAATGCTAAATAATGTCTAAACATTTCCATAAAATAATTTGTTACATCTCTTGGTAACATATTATGGTTTTTCATCTTTGTCTGATCTGCTCCATTATAAAACAATGAATGTTCTTTTTCTATTTTACCTACTAACTGTCCATTAGCGGGTGCAAGGTTATGATAATTAGTTTCATAAATATAATTAATAGAATTAAATATATCTAAAGGCACTTGATATTTTAAAACTGATTGGCCTAAAAATACAAAATCAAACTTTGGGTTTTCCATGTTGTTCAATCTGTTCTTTCTCTTGATAACTTTGTTCTAGTTCTCCTGACTTTCTAATTCTTTGTAACGATTGTAATTGTCCCATCACATTAAATACCTCTGCCTCGGATGAGTTTGCATTTAGTGATTTAGCTTTCTCGTGATATTGCATACCATATGATTCTAATTGGTGCACATTAACATCTTTGTCATTAAACGATCCATCATTAAATTCTTTTTTTAATTTAGACCACATTTTTATTTCACGCATTCTATGTTTTGCAACTTTTTCCATAGATGCTTTAGCAAATCTACATTCATCTAGATCGATCTGATACTTGGTTTTTTTGTATTCATCCTCTTCCTTATCAATCTTTTTTTCTAACCAAGTTATCTTTGCCTCGTTTCTTCTATATTCAAACGATAATGTCATTAGGTTATCTAAATATGAAGATTGTTCTCTCACACACTGCCAATACTTTGATGCTTTGGTTGGATATCTATTATCTTGTAGTACAGAAAACCTTGCCTCTGTTTCTGTTCGAAACATTTGTTT